ACATTGCTGTATGTACCGTAAAAATCCCTAGAGAACAAATAAAATGCGCTAATATGCAAGTAAATGAAATCGTTAAAATCTTTGTTTTTCGGGTAACTATGAACTTATGAACCAAATCTATTATTATCAAAAGAACCGCTATTAATCCTAATCTTCCTATGTCAAAATAAATCTCTACTAAATCGTTATGAGCGTGTGAATACGTATGTTTTTGCGAAAACCTGATAAAATGTCGTTGTGTATGTGGTGATATTCGTTGAAAGTTTCCTATCCCAAACCCTAACCATGGACTACATGTTACTTTTCTTATTTTCTTTGTATAATATATCGTTCCTTCCTGTACATAACTTTCTTGCATTATAGCTTTCCCAGTCTCTACTTGTTTTATTGTGTTACTTACTAAATTTAAACGTTCGTCAAAAGCTATTGATGAAATTTTGTCTACTTTCAATATATATGTTGCTCCTAACAAGATAGTTATTAGGACAATTACTAACAACATCTTTTTCTTTGTAACAATCCCATAAAAACCACTAGATAATATAAAAGCAAGCCACGCTATACTAGTTGTTGACCCCCATAACCCTAAAATAACAAAAGGTATCAAATAAGGACAAAATCCTAGTACTAAAGGCGATACTACAGCATAAAATAACCCTATTTGATTATGACTAGCTGAAAAACCTACAGTATCATCTACTTTCCCCGGTAACATGAAGACACCTTTGCCTTCAAAAATAGGGTCTATATTAAGAAACTGTAGACTTACTAAAATACTTTGCATAACAACTAACCCTAACAATGCCCAAAAGATATACATTCTATACTTTTTAGGGAAGTTATATATAACATAAATAGCTCCACAAGATAAATATATCTGTATAAGAATCAGAAACTGTCTAGGATGTTGAGATGTTATAAAACGTGTACCATCATGCCCGAAAATAGTCGAAAATAAACATAATAATGTAAATATTGATATATATCGGTTAAATTTCCAAAGAACAAGTGATAATCCTATACTAAAACAACTTAATAATCCTATATACTGACTATACCAGACATCCGCACCCGAAAGTTGAATTATGCCTGATAATGGAACAAAAAATATTGAAAATATTATTAGAATGAGATGTTTTTTCATCATGTATCCTTGGAGGGGGATTTTTAGTCCCCCTCCATTTATTTTTTATGTTTGCTCTCCTATTGTTGCAACTCCGGTAATTGTATCTTTAATTGCTTCCCAATTACCACTAGGAAAACCAACTTGCTGTTCTAAGGTTTCCCTTGAAGCTATCAATAAATCCCCATCTTCATCAATCCACAAATAATATAATATCTGTGAACCAGGCGCACCATTGAAACCAACACTAGCCAAGGCTATATAAGCCGGGGTTCCAGCTACATCTTGACCTGATATAGCTATGTTAGTAAAATTAGAAGTGCTTCCAGAAGCTGTTGTTTGAAGATTAGCTGTTCTATTGCTGCTATCTCCACCACCAGAATTCTGACCCCATAAAGTTTCAAGCTGTCTTGTTGGAGCACCTTGTGCATAACAGAAACTTATTGCTACAAATAGGAGAACTAAACTAATTGCTATTTTTTTCATTTACTCCTCCTAATTAAGAACCTGAATTTCCGTATGTTCCTCTATAATGAGAATAATCTACAGAGAACCTCATCCTAGCTAGATGTTTTAAGTTAGTTGTATCGAAATCGTTACCTCTTTTCAATGCCCCTAACATAACTCTCCAGTAGAATATTAATTCATGGTTTCCTTTATCTGCAAGTAAAAACCATGCGTCTGCGTCTGTAAGATAATGCCAAAGTATACCTTCAAGGCTTTTTTGTCTTAAAGCATTAATCTCATTGTTTGCTGTAAACGGTTTGAACTCTGAATCTAACAACTCAGCTACTGTATTCCAGTTGTCTACTGCTGTAACCAACTTTAACGCTTTTGAAGGGTCTTTTAACCCCATCTCATCGTTAAACTTTTCAATAGCTGTTAACCCGGCTGTTAAAGATGTTACTGATAAATCAGCCATAGTTGTAGGTCTGTTTGACCTAGTTGTTCCACCTAACTGCGGATGGTCTGTTGCAAACAACACTTTTCCGTCAAACCCTGTGTTAGTAAAACCGTTGTTAAACACGTTAGCTGCTTCTACCTCAATTGTCTCCATAGCACTTCTGGATAACGCTTTTGGTAGTTTGTTGAAAGTGTCATCTACCCTCTGGTTATCTTCAAGAGCTTCCTCAGTAATCTCGTACCCCATAGCGTACGTTTTATGAGTGAAAGTTTTTGAAATACCAGGTAGAATCTTGCTATAAGTAGCAGCAACACCTTCATTTTTCTCAGGCATAGCTGGAAAACCTGATTCATAACTTCTTTTTTCTGATTGTTTATCAGAATCTAATACATTGAATATTTGACGATACTCTCCTCTTTCATCCCAAGAATCAACTCCATCTTGGTATAGAGCACTAAGATTAGCATCCAGAGTATCAGTAATTTGTCCTCTTGTTATAACTCCCATTGATTATCTCCTTTTGCTTTTAGACTGATGCCGATCCACTACAACCCATTGCGGACTCGTTAAATACAACATATAAATTAACGTGTTCACCCCAAGCGTTGCTAGGTTCGTCTACTTTTCCAATAATCCTGAATTGAAGTCCACCACCAGAATATGTTAATTCGTGTCTACTTACTGCGGTTACAGTGTCACCTGTCCCGGCAGTATGATCAGTTGTCAACCCAATATCGTCCTCAGTTGGTGTCTGACCGGTTATTGTCTGTGCGATAAATACTGCTCCAGGGATAGCAAGTGCTACACTAGCCCATCCGGCAGTTGATGCTGCAAGATACTTCGTTGTTACTAGCCCATTTGGTGCTCCTACTGGGTTACCATTTGTGTCAAATAGTTCCGTACACACACCTGCAACTGATACGCCTGCGTCTGCTGCGGCTGGTATTACTCCAACTCCGTCTAAATCAACAACGTCACCAACAAAAAAGTTTGTTGAGTTAGTAACATCTACTCGGAATCTGGAAACTATATGTTGGCTTCCCACTCCCCTAGCTGGTCTAATACCAATAGGTTGGTCTAAATTAGCCATGTTTTCTCCTTATTTTTTCATTCCTAATTGTTCTGCTGTTTGTAGCCCCTTCATAGACGGATGACCGGTTCCGGCAATTTTATATGAATCATCAATATCACCTTCTTCCTTAATTCTTCTTATCCGTTTTAAAGGAACTGAAGCTGATTCTTTCTTAGCTGCTTCCTTCTCATCAAAGTATTCTTTCGGAATCCTAGCTAAAACTAATTCGTTTATTCTACGAGTTCCATCTTCCGCTAAATCACCAGATTTGCTAAAACCTATCTTTAGCGCGTGTTCTTTAGGTACAACCTGCCATCCGCCACCTTGAAGAAGTAAATTGCCTGTTTTAGTAGTCATTCTCAGACTTTTACTGTTCAGATAACGATATTCATAATAAGGATCAGGAGCCGGGATAAACGTTACGTCTGTCTTAGCATCATGATTTATTATTATTTTTAAATTATATCCATCATCTTTTATATTATCAGGCGATGACGTAGCCTTTTTATCAGCCAGAGATAAATCTATCTCCGAAACATCTTTTGTTTCCTTCATAATATCTTTTATTTCTGGGACACCTTCCTTCTTTATTTCTTTACTCATCTTGACACCTTCCTTTGTTCTAAAGCACGTTTATATTTAGCGATTGATTCATTCTTTGTGTAGTTTCTACCAGTTACTGGATTCTCTTCGTTCCTATACGTTAACCATGCTGACTGAATATCGTCCTCAGTCATAGTATACGCTTTCTTATCTCCTGTTATTGGAGCCGTAGGAGAATGTAAACTTAAATTATCCGAGATATCTGGTCTTTTGTTGTTAACGCCGTGCATCTTCTCTGCGTACTTTAGTGCTTTTAAAGGTGACATACCATCCTTGTAAAGTTCATTTACTTCTTTGAACAACGGGTCATTAGGATTATGCTTTGGGTCTGTATTGCTAAAATGAGGATATTTAGAATAAACCTCTTTTATTTCTTTGCTCAACTGTTGTTCTTTTGTTAACCTCTGTTGTTTCTCTGAATACCTCTTTTCGACTTTTTCTAACAAAACAGCTTCTTTTCTGGCTTCCTGCATTTGCCAAGCTTCATTGTCAGTTATCTGTCCTGATGATATCATTGATTGTAACGCCCTATCTGTATAATGTTTCTCGCCACTTGCTTCGATTGTTTCACGTGAAACAATTGCTGGTTCTGATGGTTTAGACTTAAAAGCAGCTAACTCATCAGATATTCTTTGTTTTTCTGCTCTTTCTGCTGCTAACTCTTCTTTTGTTGTTTTATTTTCCCACGTCATTTTATCAATACGTTTCTGGTAACGTGTTTGCTTCTCCTGCTTGATTGTCTCTAGCTGTTTAACATCATCTTCACTCTTTTCCGCTTTGCTGCTTATCTCAGTTAGTTGCGTGTCTAACTGATCATCCGGAACCTCTTTAAGGTCTTGCGTTTTGTCATCAACTATCATTACTTTCTCCTTACTTTTCCATCAGAACTAAATCTGACGTGTTTGTATTGACTCCTAAGAGCCTATTGTGTTTATCTTTCTTTAAATCTACCTCTTTCCATCCTTCTTTTTTCTTCTGGTCTACTTTGTCCACTCT